AAAGATACCTTCCAAGCGCTGCGATCAAAAGTCTCAGCCCTGCTGAGTACGCTGCGACGACCAAAGCCAAGCGTGCAGGAAAAGCCGCCGGAAAACAATTCGTAGCCCAACCAAAAAAGATCGCAAAGAAAACAGCAGGCTTTAGATAATGGCTACTACCTCAGGACTTTCCACCTTTAACCTAGACTTCAACGAGATCGTTGAGGAAGCGTATGAGCGGGCGGGTCTTGAGGTTCGTACTGGCTATGAGTTTCGTACCGCACGTCGGTCCTTCAACATGCTTACGATTGAATGGGCTAACCGTGGCATCAATTTATGGACTATTGAGCAAGGCCAATTCGTAATGAATACCGGGCAGGGCGTCTATGCTTTGCCTAGTACTACGATTGATCTCTTGGATCAAGTTATCCGTACACAGGCAACTACGCCTAACCAGATTGATATCAATATCAGTCGTATCTCTGAGTCAACGTACTCAACGCTGCCAAACAAGTTGGCGCAAGGCCGTCCCATTCAAGTGTGGATTAACCGGCAGTCTAATGAGAGCTATTTATCCACTGCAACGGTAGCGGCAACAGTATTGTCAACAGATACAACTATTACCCTCAGTTCAACAGTGAGCCTACCCGCTACAGGATTTATCACAATTGGTACAGAAACAATTTACTACGCTAACGTCAGCGGTAATCAATTACTTAATTGTTATCGTGGTCAGTACAACGGCGTCACTAATACAACTGCCGCTGGTCATGCAATTGGCGCAACCGTAACAGTCAATAATCTCACGTCTGTGAACGTGTGGCCTACACCTAACTCTCCTGGCGATCAATATGTGTTTGTCTACTGGCGTATGCGCCGTATGCAAGACGCTGGTAGTGGTGTCAATATCCAAGACATACCATTCCGTTTGATACCTTGTATGGTGGCTGGTTTGGCTTATTACGTTGGTTCTAAGCGCCCTGACGTGCCTATGGAACGTATTGTGATGCTTAAAGCCGCTTACGAAGAACAGTGGATGTTAGCGTCACAGGAAGACCGCGAGAAGGCTCCTGACCGTTATGTTCCAAGACAGTCGTTCTACAGGTGATGTATGCCAAGTAGATATGCCTCAGGTAAATACGCAATTGCTCAGTGTGACCGCTGTGATGAGCGGTTTATGCTTAAAGACCTGAAGAAAGAAATTATCAAGACACGCCTGTTTAATTTAAAGGTATGTCCTGAGTGCTGGGATCCTGATCAACCTCAGTTGCAGTTGGGTATGTACCCCGTGGATGATCCACAAGCTGTACGAGAGCCACGTCCTGATGTAAGCTATACGCAATCAGGAACTACCGGTTTACAGATTTTACTAACTAATAGCACTGCTCCAGATGGGTTTGGTTTTCCAAGCCAAGGTAGCAGAGATATTCAGTGGGGATGGAACCCGGTTGGCGGGGCGCAATATTTTGATACTGCATTAACACCAAACTACTTGTTGTTAGGCGTACAAATTGGTACAGTAACCATACAGATAGGAGCTTAATATGGACAAAGCAGATTTGAAACAAGACAAAAAGATGATGGCTGGTATGGTGCATAAGCACGAAAAAGGCATGCATCAAGGTATGAAGCCAACAAAGTTTGCCAAAGGCGGCAAGACTAATGCTCAGATGAAATCTCTGGGTCGTGGTCTGGCTAAAGTGGCTAACCAAAAGAAGTCATCTTTCACCTACAAAAAAGGGGCTTGATATGGTTAAATTTAGTCAAAAGCAGGGCGGCAAAGAAGTCGGCAATGCTAAAGTCTATGCTCCTCCTCACACCATGGACGGCGGCAAAGTTGAGCTTGGCAACGGCTACAGCGGGGCTAAGCCCACTCGCGCAGACAGAGTAAACATGTCTGTCGGTAACATCAATCGTGATGGCTACAACCCTGACGTAAAGACAACTGGCATCAAAATTCGTGGTACAGGTTGCGCTACTAAAGGCACAATGGCACGAGGCCCGATGGCATGAATTACACTCAGCTCAGCGCTAACATTCAAGCGTATACCGAGAACACGGAGACAAACTTCGTGGCGGAGATTCCTGTCTTCGTGCAACAGGCTGAGCAGCGTATTTACAACTCCATGCAGTTTCCGTCCATTCGCAAGAATGTGACAGGTCTTGTTAATTCAACAACACCATACCTAGCATGTCCATCAGACTTTTTGGCTGTGTATTCGTTAGCAGCGGTAGACGCTACTGGGGCGTATGAGTATTTGTTGAATAAGGATGTTAACTTTATTCGGCAGGCATATCCCAATCCAAATACGGATAAAGGGATCCCTAAGTACTACGCCTTGTTTGGGCCTCAAAGTAGCTCTGTCAATGAATTAACTTTTATTGTTGGCCCTACACCTGACGCTAACTACACGGTTGAGCTTCACTACTATTACTATCCGCCATCTATTACTACTAATCAAACTTCTTGGTTGGGTGATAATTTTGATTCTGTGCTACTGTACGGATCGCTCGTTGAAGCTTATACTTACATGAAGGGTGAGCCAGACATGATGGCGCTGTACAACCAGAAATTCATGGAAGCTCTTGCATTGGCTAAACGTTTGGCTGACGGCATGGAACGTCAAGATGCGTATCGTTCTGGTCAATTCAGACAACAGGTGACATAACATGACTATCGCTCAAACAGCAACGACCAGCTTTAAAGTTGAACTGCTTCAAGCGGTCCATAACTTTGGCCCGACGTCGCCTAATACTTTTAAAGTAGCGCTGTACACAGCAGCTGCAAACATTGGCGCTACTACAACTGTGTACACAACATCAAATGAAGTTACTGGAACCGGCTACACAGCAGGCGGTAATACGTTATCAATATCCGTATCTCCAACCTCTGGGAACAATACAGGCGGCGTACCAACCGCATTTGCGTCGTTCAATAATTCAACTTGGACAAACGCTACATTTACAGCTAGAGGCGCTTTAATCTATAACTCTACACAAGGTAACAAGTCAGTAGCGGTTTTAGATTTTGGCGCGGATAAAACTGTAACCAACGACACTTTTCAAATCATTTTCCCAACTGCCGATGCGAACAGCGCCATCGTGCGCATTTCTTAAGGACTTATCATGAGTACAGAAAATTCAAAAGCCCAAGACGCCGTGTCCGCAAGCTTGACTGCAAACAAAGGAGCTGCTGAGCGTGTAGGCGCTGGCGGTGTATTTACCGCAACTTGCGTAGGCGCAGACGGTCAAGTTAAATGGACTGAAGAGTTTCATAACTTGGTTGTGAACGAAGGCCTACAAGACATGAACAGCAAGTACTTCAAAGGCTCAGGTTACACAGCCGCTTGGTATTTGGGTTTAGTAGATGGCGCAACTTCTCCAACTTACGCTGCTGGTAACACATTGGCTTCACATAGTGGTTGGACTGAATTGGTTCCTGGTACAGCTTACACAGGTAACCGTATTGCCGTTGTGTTTAACGCCGCTTCTCCTACATTAGCTGACCCATCTGTGGTGTCTAACTCTGTTGCGCCTTCAGTATTTCCCATGCTTGTAAATAGCACCGTAGTTGCTGGAGCGTTTTTAACGACCGCAGCTACCGGGACATCTGGTATTTTGTTCTCAGCAGGCAGCTTTACCGGCGGAAACAAAACTGTTGATGCTGGCGATACATTGAACGTCACTTATACGTTCTCTCTTGACGCAGCCTAATAAGGTAGCGCGGTGTTTGGAGATGTCACATTTGCCCAAGCACCCTTCGCCGCTCTAGGCGGGGCTACAGTGTTGTCGTCTGTAGATGAGGCAGCTACGGCTGCTTCTTCTGTTGAACAAGAAACTCGCGCAGGCGCGGTTATACAAGAGCTTATTGCGGCTACGGCAACTGTTGTTAGTTTAAACAACATCATGACTGCGGCTAGAGCTGAAACAGCCACCGCTACAGATGTAGTAGCAGCCGCACCATCTAACTTCTTAGCAACGCAAGCTGAGACCGCTACAGGTACGGATACTCAAACAGCTGTCGGCACAATGCTGGCTTCTGTTACGGAATCTATTACAGCTACAGACACACCGTCGGCAACAGCTAATTTATTGGCCGCGCTTGCGGAGACTTCAACAGCTTCAGATGCAGTAAATGCGGGTCGTGGTTTCTTTTTAACAGTAGAAGAATCAGCTGTAGGCACAGACACTGTTAGCACTACTGTTCGGTTTGTTGGTAGCATACAAGAGTTAGCTAGCGCACTTGATAATTACAGTGTAGTAAAAGACGCGAACGTGTATCCTAGTGGGGTACAGTTGACTGTATCCATAGGGCAAGTGCTTGTATGGGGCACAATTCCAACAGATCAAACACCCCCAGCACCCAACTGGACAGACATACCGACTTAAGGATTTATCATGGCTTTAGTATTAAAAGATCGGGTCAAACAAACCGCGTCAAATCCCGGTACAGGCACAATCACGCTGTTAACTACAACCGCAGGTTTTCAAGCATTTTCTGCAATTGGCGATGGAAATACAACGTATTTTGCTATTGTGGACGCAGCTTCGGGCGCATGGGAAGTTAACTACGGCACATATACAGCTTCCGGCACAACACTAACCCGTAACGCCACACCACTGTCTTCTTCTGCTGGTGGAGCTTTGGTTAATTTTACGGGTAGCGTTGATGTCTTTTGTACGTATCCATCCTCACGATCAGCGTATCAAAACGAAGCGGGAACGCAAGTAGTTCAACAGTCTTTTGGCGCAATTACTGCAACTTCCGCAGCGTTGACTACCGGTACGATTACTACCGCCCCCGCCGCTAATACCGATATTGTTAACAAAACTTACGTTGACACGCTGGTTGCGTCTGGTATTCACTTCCATCAGCCCGTGATGGTTGAAAGCCCTACTAATCTAAACGCGACTTACAACAATGGAACTGCGGGTG